GCTTTAGTCAAGTCAATATTAGCAAGTAGTTGATCTAACTGCGCTGGGAACATTTGTCCACCCTGAGCAACTTCTTGCTGTCCTAGGTCTAGTGCTAGTTGTGCCTGTGCTAACTGATAAGGCAACTGTTGCTGTTGTGCTAACATGCCTAGCTTAGATTGATCTATGCCTGCTGCTTGTGCCGCTAGTTCATAAGGAAGCTGTTGATCTTGTAAACCAAATTGTTGACGCATCTGAGCAGCCTGTAGAGCAGGAGCAATGCCCTGTGCTTCTAGTCCTGCTAACTGGCCAAACTGACCAAACATGCCCTGCTGGGCTGCTTGAGCTAGTCCAATCTCTTGTGCTCTTTCAGCCATTGCTTGTTGGTCAGCAGAAGCCGCTAGTTGAGCCTCAGCAGTCTGGCGACCCAAAGCTTCTTCTAAACGCTCAGGGTTTACCATGCCACCTTCACGACCAAAAGTCTCTGCTGATAGACCTAAACCACCACGACCAGTAGCAGCTAAGGATTCTTCCATGGCAGCTTGGCGCATAAGTTGTTGTGGTTCTAACAAAGCAAGTTGTCTATTATATATTTCCTGAGCACGGCCTGCTACGCCTTGGTCAAACAAAGACTGTTGACGTTGGCCAAAGTCCATAGCTCCTGTAGCTGCCTGTTGTTGTAAGTCAGCAGCAGAACCTGTGAGACCAGTAGTAACACCTTCAGGACTAAAAGCAGCCTGACTAGCACTAGAAGTGACTGTTACAGGACGGAATGTTCCTGCGTCTTGAACAGGCCCAATCTCAGGTGCAAATGTTGGTTCAATTTGTGGCACATCGGGCAGTGCACCTTGGAACATACCTGTGAAGCCTTCACTTGTACCAACCTGAGGGTAGGTAACTTGAGGCATAGGTACTACTTCTTGGTTAGACAATGTATTTCCCCTATTAGAGTTATTACGCTTAGGCCTAGAAACAGGATTAGGTAGCTGTGCGCCCATTTGAGGCTCACGTGCTAACTGCACACGTTCAGCTTCTGACATATCCATAAAGCCTTTTTCCTCTGCGGCTAATCTGTTATATTCACTAGCAGCTTGTTCATTCATTCCATATCTTAATTGATTAACAAAAGAAGATGCTGGTCTAGCTGCTGGCCCAAGAATTGCTTTAGTGGCAAGACTAGGTTTAACAGCATCACGACCTGAAGGGTAAAAAGCACCCGTAGAGCTAGTAGTTAAATTTCCGCTAGATTTTCCACGTCCTGTAGGGATACGATCATAAAGTACAGGTTTTGGCTTAAAAAACCCTGCGGTCTTTTCTAAGATATTACCAAATAATGACATTTTTTTATACCTGTGTTAAAGTAAATCCATTAGGATTATAATATGCTTGTCCAGCAACACCGCCAGCGCCTCCTGACCTTCTAGTCGTGCCTTGTACAGCAGTGCTGCCTGAAGAACCAGCTTGGCCTACTGCACCGCCAGCTCCGCCATCGCCACCTTCTGCGTTTCCGTTACTAAACGCTGAACCTTCATCATCAAAGCCGCCAGTACCACCAGCACTAGAATTTTCAAAGTCACCAAATCCACCAGTAGTGGCTTGTACGCCTGAGCCTGAGCCTTTGTTACCACCGAAGCCGAATGGAGCACCACCGCCACCACCGCCACCTCCAGCGTATTCATCACCAGAGCTAGAGTCGTAGTCGTGTGCCCCACCGCCTCCACCACCGCCACCGCCTCCACCGAGGACAGTGCCGCTGTTTTCAACAGTTAAGTCACATTCTAGTAGTATAGCATTACCGCCATCAATGCCATTATCGCCATCATAAGCAGTTGAGCTATTGGAGTCGCCTCCATCACCACCAGAACCACCACGGCCATAAATCTTTCCGTGGTTTTCAATAATTAATTTACCACCATACCCTGTACCAGTTTTTATAGCAGGAGTAGACGTATTGGTAGCAACTACTTGAGCGTTAGAAGGAACAATAAATCTTACATTATGGAATTTATCAAGAGCATAGTCGTCTAAATCTATACTACCATGAGCACCAGAAGCTAGGGTATAAACGTATTCGTACTCATAGGTCTTCTGCCAAGTTCCATTAACTTTATTGTGAACAGTTCGTACTTGTTGCCACCCATTGTTTTTAACGTGAACTTTATGAGCGTTTTGCCAAGTACCATTTACTTTAGCTTTAATACTCAAACCAAACGTCTCCATCACTGCCGCCCGAAGGGCCGCTATTGTTTATATAAGCTGTTTTATTATAGACAGCAGAGCCTCCATCAATTACAACGCTACTATAACCTGAAGGAGCACTGCTTATAGCGTTAGTAACATAAGCTGTAGTAGCTATTTGGGTATTATTAGTAGCAGAAGATGCTGTTGGCGCTGTGGGCGTACCTGTGAAAGCAGGCGACACTTTAGCGTCTGATACTTCTGTGTCTGTGTAGTTATTTGCTGCTGTAGTTGTCGCTGTCTTTGCTGTCTCTACGTAAGCTGTAGTCGCTATTTGAGTAGTGTTAGTACCAGCAGAAGCTGTAGGCGCTGTAGGTGTACCAGTTAGCGCAGTGGATACTTTCCCATTTGCAACAGCAGTAGTAACAAAGGCCGTATTAGAAGCCTGAGTAGTGTTAGTCCCTGCGGAAGCCGTAGGAACAGTTGGAGTACCAGTAAGAGCTGGCGAGTTAATGTCAGCCTTAACGTCAACAACGGTTTTGACCTGAGCAAATTCATCCTCAATCTCAGTACCCTTGACTCGTTTAGCTGCTGAACCTGAGGCTAAACCATCTTTAGTCTCAAAGTTTGTCAATCGTGTGAAAGTAGTGTTAGCCATTAGTAAGACCTACCTTGTTTTACGTAAATATCAAGTTTCTGTATTGAGAGGGGGTCGCCATTCACTTCAGCTTCAAAGCCTAATTGAACTACAGAGCCTTGGCCTCCTATAGCGAGTTTAATTTTTTCTGTGAAACCATAGCCGCCATATTCAGCAGCAGTATACACATCAGTTGTTATCTTGTCGGGGTTAGCGTCACTTGTAATGTCATAAGTATCAGGGTCATTGTATTCAACATTAGTGTTGTATTCAGAAACTGTACTTTGCTGCACTGAACCAGTATATGTTCTATATACGTCATTGTAATCAACAGCAGTTTTTATTTTAAACTCTTGTCCACTACCGCCTATTAAAGTCACACCTATGTGCTTCATCAGTTTAGTAATAGTTGGTTGTCCAAAGTCAAAATAATTAGTAAAGTAAGTAACGTAATAAGAAGCATTATTATCTAAATAACCTTGATATACTCCGATTCCGTTAGTAAACCCTAAGTAAAGTTTATTAGTGTTAGCCTGAGCGCCACAACGAGCACCCATCTTAGACCAAGTTGTTACTCGGAATGAACCATCCTCTAGTCTTCCCCTTGTGTCAAAACAGTAAACTAAATCATTAACAGGAAGAATCAAAAGGTACATAGAGTCAAAAGGACTGTAGATACCTGTAACTTTATTTAAGTTTTCTGACTTAACTTGTTTGTTTAAATCATCACGTACATTACTAGAAACGTCAGCAATAGGGTTAGATTTTTCTTGGATTACTCGGTTTAATGAACGAACACCACTAGTTGACAAAAACAGGATGTCAGTTCCTATGTTCTGTATAGAACCAGCAGCAATACAACCTACGTTCTCTAGTACTTCAATAACACGTATTTCTACGGAAGTTAAAGTCAAATCACCATTGTTGTTATCGCCAAGTATAACGATACAGTTTTTACAAAAAACAATAATGTATCCGTTAAATCCACTGATTTGAACTATCTCGTCACCACCATTAGTCCATATGTTACGTAAGTCCATCTCACCAGCCCCAGAGTGGCCTTGGAAGTCGTCTCGACCTATAGCAGTGAAATATACTGTATGTTTATCAGTGGACGTTCTAGCGGCCCATAGGCGACCATACGCAGCGTTGACTGTACCAAAGTTCTGTGCGCCCTGTGACGACAAGTTAGATATAGTCAGGTTAGAGTCAATAACTTTTACAGGGTATCCATCTTGAGCTAAATAACAATTACCAATAAAGTTAGTAGCTTTCCACTCACTAGCTCCGTGACCAGTTTCTAGGGTAGATAGAGTAGAAGTTCCTTTATAGATACTTCCGTTGCCCCAGCTAATGTGGTCTACGTAACCTGTGTTGCCTACATACTCATGAATACCATCTAAGTTTACACCAGTAGAACCTTGAGTTAAATAGGTGTAGCCTTTACGAGCACCTAGTCTACCTGATTCGTCAATGACACAGTTGTTAGCTTCAATAGCAAAACCAGCTTCTAAAGTAGTCCCTGATTCTTGTGTATTTACTCCAAAAAACCCTGGGGCTGCTATGGAAGAAGATAGTAATTGTTTTGGCATTATACTGCTCCCCAGACTAGTTCCTCAGGGTGTTTGCCAGCATCAAGGGCAATAGCATCAGAAAGTAAACGATTAGCCAACACATAAGCATTAGTACTGGACATGCCTCCGTCTTCTCCACGCTCTTCTACAGCTAAGGCATAAGCCATGGCAACTACAGGAGCATGAGGAATAGTCATTACATCAGCATTGTCCTCAAGCTCTACAGTTCTTTTTACCACGTTAAATCGTAGTTCGTATGTTCCATCAGGGATAGGCCATACGTCT